AGCGCATTTATGGTATAGAAAAGATAGTCCAAACTCCCTATCGGTGGGAGATTTAGCTGGGTTCTTTTCCCCATACTTTTTCACATTACGGAGGGGGTACGCGTCCCCGGGAAATTCCCTGTTGCTCCGTCCGGTTTTGAAAGCTCCGGATCGCTTGGCGGCCAATTTATAAGAGTGCTGGAGCCATCCAGCGATGTTTACAGGCCTCTCTTACCCCATTCCATGGGGGGGGGTGCTTGAGTCCACCAGCTAGCTAAATATGAGATAAGGCGCCACTCTTATCCCAGGTCAGGTGCCTATGACCAGAGGGTTCTTGTAGGATTGGGCTCCTTCCTACGGTGGATTTTTCGAGGCCCACCCTGTTTCCAGGGGACTCGGGGGAGCGGGTGCGTCAGGCCCGACACTTTCGTGCCCTGCTCAAATGGCGTTTTCAATGAGATAGGCCGCCACTTCTATCTCAGACATTTCAGGTTGTGGTAAGAGACTCTGAGAGATGCTTCAAATATGAGCACCACCCAGCGGTCAACCACAATCCGAAACGCCTACGTTCCTACCTAGACGTCCGGGCCGGCATTCCACGGTCCGGGAGGCACCGCGAAAAATTACTGACTCTCACTCCGATGGGATCGAAGATTCCACCGGAGTTGCGAGAGCCACCATTTTGGCACGGATGCTACCGGGGGGTTGGACATTCCACCCGTCTTGGTGATGTCGTAAAAACATTGCTGATCCTTGTTCCCGTGTACTCGAAGATTCGACTGGAGTTGCGAGAACCAGGATTGCTGCCATGTACGAGCATTACCCAGAGGGTTAGAGGCCAGCCCATGCTGTCACGGGTGGGGTTTCAAGGTGTCATGTATGAGACAGGTCACCACTCCTGTGTCATGCCAGTTCCCATGGCGAGGGTTTTGTAGGATTCTGGGCTCCCGTCCTACTCAGGAGTGCATTGCCCACCCTATTTTCAGGGGACTCGGGGGAGCGGGTGCGTCATGCCCGACACTTTCGTGCCCTGCTCTAAAAGTCGCGCATGAGGGGTTATGGAAATCAGTTCCAAATACCCCCTGTCTTAAACCACTGAGGGCTTGGGATAGAGACAGATGCAAACTCCAGAAAGGAGAGGGGGAAGGGATGGGGACTTTTGGAGGGGGGGGTTAGGGGGAGGGTGTTCCTTCTTGGATAGGAACTTGGACTCAAGGACCTTTGTCTCAAATGACGTCATTCCCCTTCCGGAAACGACTCATCACCGAGAGCTCATCCTTGTACGAATTATTGGTTCCTGTTTCGGAGTCCAGGATCTTGCGGACACTCAGAACGCTGTTCTCCATGTCGCGAGCCCAGGTGGCTCTTTCCTTGGAACCAATAAGACTGCCACATTCAATGTCTTGTTTTTTATGAAGATAGGGGATATCTTCCCAGGCATTGATGGGCTCCTTCATGGTCATCCATGGGTTGTCGTGGATCCACACGTCATTCCACACACGTAGCATGTCGCATGTTGTCATCCACTCATGATGTTGGTGAATTGACCAAGAGGTGCGTCCAATGGGAAACCAGTTTGTGGGGACAGAAGAGGTAATGGCTACAAATCCTAAGCGAAGATCACGTCGGTGAAAGAAGTACAAGGCCCACATTTGGGCGTATGCCTTTGCCATGCAAGCACTTTCGGCTAAGCTGACAACCCCTCCTTTCTGTAGCCTGCTCCGCCCAACGATCTCATCTTCATGTCGACACGGCACAATTAGATTACGCCCATCTCTTAGGTACATTTCATGGTAATGATGGGAGCAGAATTCGACTTTTTCCCAATTGCACTCCATTCGGGAGGGTGCACCTTGGGGAATGTTCTTCCGCGTCTTTCCCGTCAGCTCAAGGTACTCGAGAGAGGATGAGAACTCTCTGTTGTCAGTAGAGACGACTACATCATCCCCTGCTATAACCATGTTACTCAGGACGTTTTCCATGTTCTTGGTAAGCCACTTGTCAATCACATTGATGTCAGCGTTGAGCAATCCTTCGCTCTCCAATACCCTAGCGACTTGTACTTTGCCATTGGTCACAGTGTTCAAGGCATATGTCACTACTTGCCCAGAGCCTCGTTGATCTCGCCGTCCCACCACATCCATGACCGTCCCACTACCATACTTTGAATGGGTTCGTGGGAACATGGCAACGATGTTCTGGTAAGCGAGCTTCATGGTGGCTCTAATTAGAGCTTTATGGTATGGATTGGCTGTGAGCTCGGTTAACAAGGTCTCCTCATCTTCAAGGTCCTCAGAGCTGATTTTTGTGTCCCATCCAGCTATGTCGTCAGCAAAGAGATATTTACCTCGACCAGCGATGTCTTTTAGGTAATATCCGAAGTAGTTCACTCCTAGACCTCCAACACCACCGGGGAAGTTTTCCCGGCTCACCCAGTGGTCAGCGTTAAGGAAACCAAGAGCCTCAAATTCGAGGAAACGGCTTCCTAGCCACATGTACCAGATGGTTCGAGATCCCTTGGCCTCACCAGCCAGGCTCGGTTTCTTCTCCTTCTTTCCCATAGTGTTGTAAAGACACATCTCGCATTTCCCTTGGAGATGAAGGCGTCGCTCTTGTCCGACGAGGTTCCAGAAGGCTTGATCTTGAACGGCATCCTGGACATCTCTCCACGGTACATTCTTGCTCCATGATCCTATGGCCGCATCATTCCGAACGTTCGCGATGAACTCCTCCTTGGACAGGATGCGAGGTTGGAGATTGCGTGACCGGAAGAGTTTCACCAGATGTTGGGTGATGAGTTTGTTAACTTCTCGAACTTGTGGTGGATGAGGTGGGATCACTGTGTCCACTTTTTCCCGCAATACTTTTTGTTGCGAGTATGTGGAGACGTCGGTCATGAGGAATCCAACAACCGAAGTTATCGCTTCCCAAGGCCACATGATTTTTCTTACGAGCGGGTTAATTGCCTGCCCACCAACCTTAACATCATCAGTCACAAATGATCCAAAGTACTTGAAGCTTTTGTACGGATGTTCTGGATCGACAAACCAGGTGGTCTGGTTTTCATGTTTTATTCGTTTGACACGATCCTCCATATCACTCACATCCATAGAAGCTACGCTGGCAGTTGGGTCGGCTCGGGTTCCCTTGAGTAAATCGGGAGGGGGCAGGACGATACTATCCAAGTGCCGAGAAAATCGTGCAACAAGGGCAGCCAGAGTCATGTACACATCCCTTACTGCGTTGGATCTGCTGCCAGACACGTAGTACATTTCTGCAGTGCTGTTCCGGCTATACGTTAAGCGTACTAGGCGACCCTTGTGCTTCTGTTGCAAAGTTTCGATCTTCCGCAGCACTTCCAACGAATACGGGGAGAGAATCTTGCACACAAATTCAGCGCTGGGATTCACACTCAACCAGTTCTCGAGCAACTCGAGAACCTTGAGGGTTCGGGTTTTTTCCTTAGCAGGATTCGGATCACTTTCGCCTATGTCACACATGATTGTGTCACAACGAGTTGGGGGGAGCCTGTACACGTCTACTCCAGATTTGAGGTTAGTCAAGTTGTAGCCCTTAGTCAGGAACTTCTGGGGTACTTCTTTTTCTTGTCCTCCAACTGTGTATCCATACACAGACGACACGGACTCCTCCATGACAACTCTCTGACTCCATCCGCCTCTACCACAACCCAGGTCAACAACCCGTCCGTTTGGTTTCCAATTGTATTTCCGAATGACCTCATCCAGTTTCAAGCCACCTCTAGACACATAGTCTCCTCGTTCGGTCTCATTGACCCCTCGGACCTTGTACTTGTCGAAGGTGTCCTTGTCCAGAGAGTTAAGCAGAGTTTTCCATTTTATACCAAGGCCTACAGCTGTGGATTTCTCCAGAGCGCGAAACTGATTGAATGGAGGCATCCCGCCCAACCCACGAGCAGCGATGTGGATGAACTTATAGAACAGGAAATCCAACTCAAAAATTCCAATCGCCGACAACATTGATCCAAAGTCCATCACATCATGCACACGTGAGCGTGGGTGCAGAATTTGCCACATGCATGCAATGACAACCAGGGTGCAAAGGCCAGCATCCCATCGAGACCGGGTGCAGAACACCCAAGCCATGCTAAAAAACATCCCAAAAGCATACATGACGGATCTGGTGTTGTCCAGTGGGACTCGGTTTGTAATGTCCGTGGGACGGTCATGTTTTTGATCACGGGCGTCCATAGCGGAGATTATTTTGGGTGTTGCGTTCCACTTGTTCTGATAATACGCGATGGTTAGGAACAAGCTTGACGCTGCAAGACCGACGAGTGAGCTGGACAAGCTGGATGTGGTGACTATGGCGAAACCAGATGGAAGCACGGCTCTGAACGGAATTCTGTCAAGTCTGAATCCGCCCACAGTGCTCACCATTTCGGGGTGTTTCATCACGTACATCTGTGCGATCCAGTTCTCCTGCACCCAGATGATGAATTCATTCATTAGCACAGTTACGAAGAAGAAGACCTGCAGCGAGTCCAACATCGTGGCCCTCTCCCCCCTAACGCGAGAAGTGAAGAATGACCCCGAGATAGTAGATGCTTGACTTTGAGTTTCCTGTGGTTCCTTCATGGCAGAAGCCATCTCCATGATATCCCCACGTATGTTAGGAAACAAGCGCATTTCCCATGCGAGAACCCCACAGACAAAACATGATCCAATGATCACCCATTTGACAAGGTCACTGTCCATGTAACTGCGGTTGCCTATAGCCTTATAGAGGACCGGATACACAATGAACATAGCAAGAAAGATGATGACACAGAATCCGAGAGGAACTCCCATGTAGTGGAGGACGCTAGGGGCTGTGAGTACCATGCCACCATTGAAAGGGTCCCCAGACGGCATCGACTCATAAGACATCTTCGTGGGCTTGAGCATTGCTACCAGAAACCCCAGGATCCACACGACCACGATAACCGCCAAGACAAGGAGTATTCCCAGGCTAAAGGCCATCCCAGTGGTCAGGGACCGCTCGGCCATGACCTGGTCCTTCAATGTCCCACTGAATGTATCTCGAATGTCCCAGAGTGCTGAGAGAGTTTTCTTCCATATGTTAGCCCAGTCAATACTCTTGAACAGGTCATAGAAAGTTTGCGAGCTACGGCAGTTGAGATAGAATTCAATGGACAGCTTTCTTGTGTCCCATTCGAGGTTTTCAAACCTGTCATCAACGTACTGTGGCTTATACTCCTGCTTTCCAAAGCGACTCTCGAGGATTTGTCCAGTGCTTTTTCCTTGGAATAATGCGGAGTGGCGTCGGTCACCAGCTTCAGCCCAGTTCCAGGCCAACCATATTGGGATGTCGTCTCTGTCCATCAATTTAGAGAAACGGAGACGATCCTCCCCAACTAAGGTAAACCTACCTGGGGGCTGGCTAAAAGTGGCCTCCTCTAGCATAAAGGTCATTCCAAGTTGATCCAATATCATTTGTGCCTCTGGCCAACACACCCACGAGACAGGATTCTCCTCTGTCCTACTGTCCACTGGGTACACGTACATTCCAGGTTCCCGTCTGCCGGTTCTGCCTCTACGCTGTACCATCGATGATGTTGTTATGGGCGTTTCCTCTAGCTTAACCCTCGTCGCTGAGTCCACCATTGGTCGTAACGCTTTCCGAGTATCAATGACGAGGTCGACTCCAAGGTTGGCTCCCATCTCCGAGATATCCGTCGACACGACCAAGGTTGTCTCTTCACTACTGGCCTGGGCATAGTTGGCAGAGAAATTTGCACGATGCAGTGGGACCGCACCGGGGATCGCAGCTGCCAATGCATTGGCCTGGTTGTGAGAGGGAACAAACATGATTGTTTTCTTTGACCCGGTGGTCTTGCGCACATTGTTTACCCACGCAGCACTGAGCCACGCCGGGAAATTGATGGCTTGGTCACATATCGGATAATTTGATCCAGAGTCAGGGGTGTGACCCGGAGGGGTCGCGCTGAGATACATGAGCTTTGTTCCCAAACCATGAAGGTGTTCCATTATGCCTCGAGCGGCTATTGACATGGGGTCCATGAAGTGACATTCATCCATGATTATCAGAGCCACCCGCACCTTCTTGACTCCATGGCTCAAGACGAATTTGGTGAAGGTCGCGTGGCAGGCAACTGTGACAAGGTTTCTTGTGCAGTACGACAAATTTTTGTCACACTTGATGTCGTAGTTTTTCAATGCTTCAATCACCTCAGCCATGACGACTCGGGTTGGGGTCAGGATGATGGTTCGCAGGTTGGCCGCGTAATTCTGTTTGGTTTCCTCGACAATGACCCGGCGCGTCTTGCCTTTTCCGGGATGCCATGTGATGAAACGCCTGGTGGCATCGTCACCGATAGGTTCATTGACATCAGTGGGCTTTCCACCGGCCACGATCGAACGGTAGATACCATCCACATAAAACCCGAAACCATAGAACCCAACGGGGTCACCATTAATGAAGAATGGTGAGCCGGATGATCCTTTTCCAAAGTCATCACTAACAAACATCACGGATTCGTCATCAATGGACATTAGTCCAGGTCTGTATCGGCGATACTCCACAGTTCCATCTGGTCTACAAGCCATCAAGACTATGTCATCGGTTGCGGTAGGGGTCTCGAGTTGCCATGGACCGCCATACGAAACTACATCCCGTAAAGCACTCCCAGAGTGGGGGATAACAGCTTTTCCACGCCAATTCAATGGTTCACCTCTAGTGACATGCATTAGTGTGTGAAAAACTCCGTTCTTTGCAAAGCCCACTCCCCTTTGTCGAGTTCCAAAAAGGCTCCTCACCGTGATTCGATAGACCCCATTGGGGAGCTCACCGAAGCTGGTCAAGAGCTCAGGACCGCCGGACACTCCAATGCCAAGAAGATCGTCAGATCTGTTCTGCTCCGAAAGTCTTATGCGGATGTAGCGCACCACATGAAGTGGTAGATTTGTGCTGGAAGCTACAACTACGTACAAGGCTCCAAGAAAGAAGGATACAGAGGTTAACGCACATCCGACCAGGACGACAATCACCATTTCAGGCAAATGCATGGAGGTCTGCTGTGTGCCCACCACGATTCCCTCATCTCCGTAACGTCCTCGCAGGTCGGCGAGATCTCTACCTTCATCATCTTCAATTCGAACACCTTCGGGGATTTCACCTTTGGACAGAAATTCAAGATTCATACTCACGCTGGACTGGTCCATGAACAGAAACAGAACTATCATGGTAAAGGCTAGAGTCGCTGCTATTGTTGGTTGCTGCGCTCTTTCCGCGGCCCAAATCGCCCCAGCGCTCGCGAAGGAGACAATCCAGAACCACGAACTCGCCCCATAGTCCCTGTACCCGTTTTTCGTGCTGTGAAATTTCACGACGAACCTGTAGCATGCGTGCAAACTGAACATCAGAGACACAACGGTGAGAATGGCCAGGGACGTCTTCCAACCCATCACGAGGCAAAATACCAAGACTTCCGGTGGGAGTGTCTGAGATATTCCGTTGTAGGCCCCGATTAGAATCGCTGCCGCTGACAGTTCTAGCAAGCCATAAAGTGTTTTCTGATGCCGATCGACCACTGAGAAGAGGAAATGCACACACACTAGGGCTACCATGTGTTGAGTCCCGAGCACGATGGACATTCTCTTCCGGATCATGAACCCCAGCAGGAGTACTGCTGAGCTCCCGGTTTGTAGAATGATCCACAGATTCATGAGGACGTCGCGCGGCCGCAAAGATGATGATGCTGCCAACAAGACCCAAGCAGAAAGCCCCACAGATGAAAATATGTTGGGCATTCCAAATATGAGCATGGCTAGGATGGTGAGAACCAGGCGCGTCAGTGTAGAAACCCGTGTTTTCGCTCCGATCAACTGAAGAGACACCGCGAGACACAGGAGATTCAGAATGGACCTGTCGAACCCAACTCCTGTCCGTGAGTTCGACGAGCGAAAATCCGAACAGGCATGAGCTTTTCCGTAGTTGTGTAGGATGTCATCAACTTCAGGGTCATATTCATCTCCTATTGGCTCCTCCACGATTTTTGGCTTAGGTTTTGGTATCTCAGGCATAGTTCCAAGCTGTATCTCCATTGGGTACACGAGCTGGTCACCAACCTTGAAATGCACGATCCTATTGCATGACTGGCAACACCAGGACCCATTTCCTTTCGGGTCAACTACCTTCGCTCGCATGCGTCCATTGCATCTTGCATCGACTTTAACTTCAGTTCCTGGAACAGGACCTTCGACCAAGGTGATGTCACTGGCATTCCACGGAAAGTCTGTCTGCATCTTATACCCAGGAATGTGGTTGACTTTCGAGATCGGTCCTCCCCAGGCCGGGGGGATGAAGATGTTCATGTCTCTTGGATCTTGAAGTGTCTCAGGGGTGTATTCCTCTGGCCACACACATCGATGTGACTGAGTCATCTCGAGAGACACTATTTGCTTTACTCCATCCCTGTTTTCACTTTCCATCCAAAACATGCCATCAGTGATAATGGTCCGCCCATTTTTTACGACAACACCAGCAAGATATGTGGGGCAATGATTGGTTATGTTCTTTGACACTTTCACCTGGACATTGGATCCATACAAAGCCCGTCGAAACCCTGTGTACTGAAACTGGAAAGAAACCGCTTTTCCACAGAGACGCCGGATATCAGGTCTTGACGCCACAATCCGGATAACCTTGTCAGAGGGTTTCTCAGGAAATGACCCAAAGAGAGTTGGCAACAATCCCATATCCCCCTCAAGCCGTCCATGAGTGACATACGATCCAATTTTATATTCAACCAAATTCAATGTGACAGTCATAGTTCGCTTCCTGGTTTCAATAAACTGTCGAGTGCGGGATAGGGTGTCGTTCACACTGACTAGGGCCGGGCTCATACGGAATGCAGCCGAGTAAGCTGCTGAACGGAGAGCGGCACATTGCAATGAGTCCTCGCATATCAGACAAGGTTTGTTGGTTCCATCGAACATGTCCTTGATATACAAATCGGTGAACTCGTAATCATCCAGTTCCACTGCGTGATCCTTTGTGGCCCCCAATCCAAGTTGTTTCCAAACGAAAGCGCCACTTCCGCAGGAGATTGTCTTCCTTGTTGTGTCCACTCCGCATCCGACGTCAGCAGAAACCGACCGCACGTACACAGCTATGATCACCACAAAAACAACAAAAGATCCAACTCTTCCGAAAACAAGGAATAGCGCCAAACCTATGAAAGCCATGACCAGCCAGCTACTCGGGAACCAAGACCATGAGAACCGCAAGTTTCCCAGCAGATCCTCCCAGACGCTTCCCAGTCCTGTCACACCGGTTTTTGTGTAGCGACCAGTCACGTGAGACAATAGCCGCCACGCCTGGGTTACGGGTGTAACCAGACACTCCACTGGCACCACTGTTGTACCAAACTCGACATGGCTTGTTCCATTTCCACAGATAACATGCGCCCGGCCAACTTGGCTCTTTTCAGCAATGACAAGACTAGGACATGTCAGTGTGCACCCTTTGCACTTGAGAGGGAAGCTACACGCTTGTTCCATAACTTCCTCTAGACTCACGGCAACAACACCATCCTGGCCATATCCATTTTGGATGAAAGTGCCACTGGCATTTGCCGCACACAGGGGAAGACTGCTGAACGAGATGTTGTCAAAGATCATTTCGCACGTGAAAGAAATGGATCGTATGTCCCTAAGCACCGAAGTTTGCCAATCAATTTGAGGGTTGATGAGACCATCGATCTTTATTTCATTAGCAGTTGTAATTCCCCATCTGACAATTTTGTCCATGCCGGAAGTGAACCCACCCATTTTGATCATGCCAGGCCAAGAATCCACGGCCTCACGAAGTACCAATCCAGCTTTGACTCCCTCACGAATGTGATAGTAGTGTCCAGCTATGCGGTCTGTTGTGACACCACACGTGAGCGTGATGGTGCCAACGTCGCCAAATTGGAATTGGGTCGGGACATCCCTCACGATGGACTGGGTGTCCTGATGGCCATGAATTTCCATACTCACCTTTGCTTGGATGATGGAATCAACGAGCACAGAGACATTTGTGTGGCTTGCACAACTCACTTCAACACAAGTAGCGACTTGTCCAAGTCCCCACTCAAAACAGCCAGTTCCCCAACCGCGATTGAATGAGTCGACTTTGCATGTACGATTGTGTCGCCTGATCCGGGCCATGTCCAAATGTGATCCGCCAGGGCAAGTGTCCTCTGAGAAACTCTCCACAACATCACACTTTGTGAGAAGGGTTTTGAATGGTCTTTCTCCACGCACCGTTACATTGTGGATGTCCAAGTGAATCAACCCACGCTCAGTTGAGATTGAGTATATTTCATTCGAGAGCAAACGAGCATGAGTCAGCGAGGTTCCAGTTGCCGAGATGGTATACAACGGCTCAATGGAAGACGCCTTGACCACGTTCCATGTGAGGACGCTGATCAACACTACGCTCCACATCGGCCAACGCATTGCAACAGCTGCGACTAGCAAGCACACCACGATGACGGGAACATTTTCACGAAAGAACCTGAAGCCAATCATCTCCACTTCCTCCAACAAGCCAACTTGGTTTGAGACTTGTGGTTGGGGAGCTCGTCGACGTCGCACTTGGGGCACACAACGGTGATACCGTAGATGAAACCCTTCAACGCTTGATCCACAATCGATATTTTCCAGATCACTCATCCTGATTACCAATGGACAATGCTTTTCAATAACCGTTCCACCAGGGCAGGCATCGCTCGGTAGCTTATAAAAAGCCACGTCCACAATGCTTCCATCCTCGCGTTCCAGCCTGAGAGCTCCTTTTCCGTCCGATAGATAGCGAAGCATCTCACCATAGCATAAGCCAAGAGCCAAGAGCCCAATGATCATGACAAGGTTCGGTCCACTACGTTGTTTTTCGAGGCGCTTCACGCGCTTACGAAGAGAGTTCAGTTGCTTAAACATACGCTGTCCGAGAGATGCCGTTGCCAGGGCAAGCCATAAGATTGCCGTTCCGATGTCCATGTGTAGCACACGCAGCCAGGCGCCAACACCACCGCCAAAGATTCCAGAAAGCTGTTGCCGAGGGTTTCGTTGCCGTTTTGCCTGTCGCGACACATTGTCGTTCTTGGTTAAGAGAGAGAGTCCTCTCTCCATGTGACCCCTAGTTGGTGGTGGGGCCACTTGTTTGACTCGTTTTCCCGCCGAGTCGGGCGGTCCAACCGACGGACGGTTGGATGTTGGGCCCGGAGGCCCCTTCTTCAAGCTTCCTCTATTCATAACGAACCAAGGTCACTTTTCCGAACAACTCCTTTGATTTAAAATTTAGCTCGATCCGACTAAGGATATAAACATTCACAGAAGTTTTCAAAAACT